CCAGCCTGTCATGGAGATAACTGGCCTCCAGCTCGAGCTCAGCTATCTGCTCGAGGACGGTGAGAAGACGCCGCTCCTGCTCAGCTATCTGCTCGAGGACGGTGAGAAGACGCCGCTCCTGCTCAGCTATCTGCTCGAGGACGGTGAGAAGACGCCGCTCCTGCTCGGCGAAGTCCTTTCGTAGCTCTTCAACTTCTTGCTTGTAGTTCATGTTAGTCCTTGTTAGGTGCCGGCGACTGTTTGACCGGCGTTTGCACATTCAGTTCTTACCTAGAGTACCAGCGCTGGGACGATGTCGAGGTCGCCTCGTGAAACTCATTCAGAGCTGTTTCACATGTGCAATGTGCCGTCGTCTCTTATTTATGGTCTGAAACAGGTTTAGGACCTGCGGTTAGAAACGTTTCGCCCTGGTGGCTCGGTAGCGGTTCCTTAAAGTGAGTAGATGAGAAAGTCAGCCAATGTAGATGTGGCTTGCGTGGCAATAAACTGTGCCTCAGGTACATCCGCACCCGTGGCAAGCAGGGCGAGGGCGTATTCATGTGCCACAGTCATCTCAGATGGGATCTGTAGTACTGGTGTTTCGCCTGTCACCCAAAGACCAAGGTCACGAAAGATATGGTCCTCCATGATGGGCATCATTGCTGCGTCGCGTAACAACATTAGCTCATAGAGCTCAGCGTTGGCACGCCTTACCTGCCCAAGGTCTCCATGGAGGCGACGATGCCCATGGATGGTGTAGTTGCTGGTGTATGAGCCACCCGGTGCATAGTACATCAAGATGATGTAGAAGCCGTCCTCGAGCTTGGGCCAGTCCGCGACCGCCTTGCAGGGATGCAGCTTCTGATCCCTGTCACGTACGAAGTAGTGCTTGCCACCGCGCATACCAACGATGTCGAACTGGATGGGCTGGCGGGCATAGAGGTCGGCGTTGTAGCCCATTACTTGGCCCTCTTCGTGCCGTGGAATGCCTTCAGCGCCTTCAGTGCAAGCCGCTGCTCCGCCTCCATCATGTCGTTGATGACGTTGCTCAACTTCAAGAGGACTGCTGGGTCAATCAAGTTGGTCCCCTGATTGGCTCGGTGGCTTGACTGTAGGAAGTCCAGGTGCTGCTCGACTTCCCGAAGGGCTGTAACTCGTTCTGACATCTTCATGTTGGCTCCTTGTTGAATAGGTCTATCATAACACCTATTTATGCACCATCATGGAATAATCAGGATGGAGTGCCTTTCTTTCAGCCACTCACGTGTCGCTACCTCATCGTTGAAGAGACGAGAGTTTCCGTCATACTCCTCACGCTTAGACGAGATGTAGTCCATAAACTCAGCCTCAGTCAGCGGGTTAGGCAGTTCAGATGCACGAATGCCCGTGTATGGCACGGCTGGCTTTGGCTCCTTCGGCGGCTTGACTGGCTTTGAAAGAGGAACGCGCACTTGCTCAGGCCCATAGGTCCGACGGGGCTTCTGCATGACAACTGCACGTGGAATACCCACAAGCCCACTTGCAAGCTTGATGTAGGAGGAAAGGCTGTCCTGCAGGATGGCTACCGTCTCTCCTTCTGACAGCTCAAGCACATCAAGGTTGAGCTTCTCCAGCTCATGAAGCAGGTCCGCAAACTGAGGCTTTAGCTTGATAAGCTTTCGGACCACAAGTTCACGAGGTGAAATGTTGCTAGTTAGCATAGTGCTCTTCCTCAAGTCTCACTTCAAATCCCAGTTTACGATGGATACGACTACTTAGTTCAACTACATCAACGGGTCTCTCTGCAGCCCAGCCATCGTGTAGCAGAAAGTGCCTGTTGCCTGTCTCGAGCAGGTAGGACCTAACCTCGTTCATCACGAGACGCTCAAGATAGAAGTAGCGCGCCCACTTGTGGCGGCTGTTGATGGCCAACTTGCGCGGCTTGCCTGTCTTCAAGCTAACCTTCTCAGTCCGTGTCATGGACTGCTCGATGTAGGCCCAGCACTGCTTGATGTCCTCTCGCAACTCGGTGACGAAGGGATCAGCACGGAGGGCATTCACTCTGTCATAGTCCTGGCCGAGCATGTGAAACAGCGAGTAGGACCTGTTGGCACCCAGTCGAGCACCGCAGAAGAGCGCATTGATGAGGGTCTTCGCCAGCTTCTTGTCGATACCTCCGACCTGAGCCACGTATTCTCTGGCTAGGTCCCGGTTAGCCAGGTAGTCCCGAAGGGCGAACAGATAGAGGTCCATGTTGAATGGTTGTTGTTGCTGGGCGTGCTGGTGTATCAAAGTCGGTGCGCAGGCCTCAATATCATACGAATACGTCAGCCCGGATGCAGCAAGCACCTCGGTTCTCACCTCCCGGGTGACGTTCTGGAGCGAGTGCCACAACCGTGATGCTTTATCCTTGTAGGAGAAGGTCAGGCTGCTTAGGTCAGTTGCATACTCGCGCTTCACCCATTCGACTGCGACCTGGCGGTCATAGAGGTCCTCAACCTGCCCGGATACTTGTGCTACAATAAGGAGAGAATTGAGAGGAGAGAAGATACTCTCCTCGGTCATTGTTTGGTCGGACTTTAGGGCTGCACTCCAGTCACCCGTCTTCAAGCCGGCCTTTACTGCCTCCGACCCGACTTTGGACAGGGCGTACTGCTTCACCTTGCCCTCGGCCATGTCGAAGTGGTTGTCAGTGCACACGAGCAGTACTCGTCGCATCCACCGGCTCAGGTCGTGGTTCTGGGAACCAAAGTGCTTGTCCAGCACAATCTTGGCAACCGGCTTTGAGTTTCGTGTGGAGAGCACTGCGCGGCAGAAGCCATAGACGTGCTTCACCTTGCGCAGGATGCGCGGGTCAGAGAAGTTTGGGGTGTAGTTGGGTTTCATGATGTCTCTCGTAACCTGCTTGCCGACAGGGTCAATCGAGGAGCGGGAGAAGACATCCATTACACGGCAAGGTAACCGCTTCGCTCGACTGACATAGCTATTTTATCATAAGATGGGAGGCGAGTGCAAGCATTCGGTCAGGTTGACCAACCCAGCAGGTCGACCACCTCCATACATATCTCATGCACCTCCTCTACACCCCGCTTAAAGACGGCTACCTCCTCTCGGTGAATGACGCGCACTACGTAGATGGACCACCTCGGATGCACATCCCCACTCCGTTTACTCGTATCCCCACCCCGAAGATAAAGCGCCGACAGGCCACCTTCAACCACCAGTACGTGGGGAAGATACCCACTCGAGATGAACTGGTCGACCTGAACAGCGACTGGCGGCGCACACTTGACGTGCTGCTTGACCCACCTCGACACGGACCTACCACTGCGTGGCCGAACATGATTGACATGAAGGCCTGTGCGGCACAGGCCAAGGTGGACGTAAAGTTCGTCTCGACGGTGCGCATCTGGCTCGCCAAACAACCGGACTGATCTATGAACAAAGTAGAACACACCTTTACCTCACTGGCCATTCGCCAGCTAAGCGTCGGCCTTAAGCCCACCTTCTGTCTCGTCACATCCACCCACCTGAAGAACAAGGTCATCGCCCAAGAGATGACTGGACCCCTTCCCTGGGAGATGTGCCTGCACCTCATGAAGCAGACCGCGTCACAGGTCTGGCAGCCACGTGGCATGGGAGTTACCGCAGATGAGTAAACCCACTACAGAGCAGCTCGCCAAAGAGCTTGCCCAACTACTCATCCTCATCCAGGACCTCCAGCTCGAGTTGTCCCTATTGAAGCGCAAGCTACACACACAAGGCATCGCAACTTGACTACCTACAAGTCCGGCTTTGAGCGTACCTTCGCCAAGCAGTTCAAGCTGCCCTACGAGACCACTCGGCTGGCCTATGTCGTTACCCACCACTACACCCCCGACTGGACAGTGGGACCAACCCGGTTCATTGAGACCAAGGGGCTATGGACCGGTGCCGACAGGCAGAAGCACCTCTACATCAAGAAGCAGCACCCACACATCGAGGTCCTCTTGGTGTTTCAAGACCCCAACCGTCGGCTCAGCAAGGCATCCAAGGTGACCTACTCAGCCTGGTGCGAGAAGCACGGACTACCATGGGCATCGGCGACAGATCTAAGTGCCATCACTGCCTGGGTCCATAAATAGAACTGCCCATAGACCATATTCCCCCATCTTGGGGATGTAATGGAAAGAGAATGAACAGAATGCAGGTAAAGCAACTACCCATCGATGCCGTCAAGCCCTATCCGGGTAACCCACGCATCAACGACAAGGCAATCGACCCTGTCGCCGCCTCCATCAAAGAGTTCGGATTTCAACAGCCCATCGTAGTCGACAGTGAGAACGTTGTCATCGTAGGCCACACCCGCCTACTGGCTGCCAAGCGCCTTGGACTGACTGAGGTGCCGGTGGTGGTGGCCGACGACCTGACCCCCGACCAAGCTAAGGCCTACCGCCTGGCCGACAACCGGACCAACCAGAACGCCGAGTGGGACTGGAGCCTGCTAGGTGAGGAGCTGCAGGGTCTACTTGAGGACTGCCCTGACCTGGTGCCACCCACCGGGTTTGATGCTGAAGAGATCAAGAAGGCCCTGCACTTCGACGACGGAACCCACATTCGAGACTACACCCCTCGAGACAAGGAAGACCCACTGTCGGCCTATGGAGATGTATGGACCTCAACCGACGGCGAACACATCGTCGTCTGCAGCGAGAACAACCAGCAGCTGGCCACAGACCTCATCAAGAAGAACCCCATCGACTGCATCTGGACGGACCCACCGTACAACCTGGGGCTAAGCGGTGTTGGTGGCAAGGTCCACAACGACACCTTTGCAAGTGACACCGAGTTTACCAGCTTCCTGACCTCCTGCTTCAAGGAGGCCATCGCTGCACTTCCAGCAGGCTGCTTCGTGTTTAGCTGTGGTGTTCATGGCTCCTACATTCCAAACCGAGCTGCACTTGAGGGGCTTGGAATGCAGCTAAAGCACCAACTTGTCTGGGTCAAGCCACCCTCCTACACTATGAATGGGACCTTCGCGAAGTCCCATGAGGTCATCTGGTTGTTCCAGAAGCCAGGGTCGAGACACATCAACAACACCGCCCAGAACCCGCGTGAAGAACACGACGAGCTCCTTATCCCCCACGAGCACCTGGAGAAGAAGTCGAAGAACGAGCTGCTCGACTACGTCCAGAAGCTCACCGCGTCAATGGACACGCAGCGCACCACCCGAGAGCACGACAGGTGGGCCGACCACCCGACCGTGAAGCCGTCAAGTCTTATCAAGCAGCACCTGAGTCGCGTCACCTACCCTGGAGACCGGGTACTTGACATCTTCGGTGGAAGCGGCAGCACCGCGGTTACCTGCTTTAGCATGGGTCGAAAGAGCCTGACGTTTGAACTTGACCCAGGCTACGTCGATGTGACGCTGACCCGCCTCTACGAGAACTACCAGTGCGACTTCACCAACCAAGCCGGTGTGAAGTGGTCAGACATCTGGGAACCCGAGAAGAAGCGTCGGGAGTCACTCGATGCTGCCTGAACTACTTGAGACCCAAGGGTCGGCTGCCAAGGAGTGCAACGAACTCTATGCCCGCCACCGCATCAAGCAGCACCTTGAAGCCATCGAGCAGCTGAAGGTCTACCTCAACCAACCCTACGAGACCCCACCTTGCCACCGGTGCGCAAGTCTACGAACGGAGAGCGTCTATGACCGAGTTTGAACTCATCCCCGACGAGGTCATCCTTGAGCCTGAAGACTACGACCTGCCCGGCTACATCAAGGGGTCCTACCGTCTGCACCAGTCTAAGCAGAAGCAGAAGGTCAAGGTCACCCGTCGCCAGATACAGTACTTCGGGGAACGCGGCATACCCTGGCTGGACATCGAGAAGTTCTACGGTGTTGACCGCGTCACCCTGATGCGTCACTACAAGACCGACTACGAGAAGGGTCTTGCCAACACCAACATCGCGCTGCGCAACAAGATGGTCGAGATGGCGCTGAACGGCAGCATCCCAATCCTTATCTTCACCGCCAAGAACCGCCTGTTTATGTCCGACAACGGGCAGACCAAGGACCACGAGACTGACGAGAAGATCAGCGGGCTGACAGATGAAGAGCTGCGAACCCAGGCGGAGAAGCTGCTTGGTCGCTGACTGGTCACTTGAGGAGGTCGTTGCCGAGCTAAGTCGACGGCAGAGCGTAGGGGGATGGAGCACCAGGTACTTCAACACCCCTGATACCCGGCTCAAGTATCCCAAGCACTGGGAGTACTTCGATGCGGGAGCAACTCATGGCACCCGTCTCTTTACCGCCGGAAATCAAGTTGGTAAATCCCTGTCCTCTGCCTGTGAGCTCGTCATGCACCTCACTGGGGACTACCACCCGGACTGGAGAGGTCGCCGCTTTGATGGCCCAGTCAACGTCTGGAATGTAGGCAGAACCGCTGAGCTTGTCCGTCAGACCATCCAACCCTTGCTGCTTGGGCAGGTCAACGCCTTTGGGACCGGGCTCATCCCCAAGGACAAGCTCGACCTCGGCACCCTCACCGACGCCAAGCGCGCCTCGACCCCAATCAACGCCTTCCGGGTCCTCAGCAGGAACGGTGGCTACAGCACGGTCGCCCTGAAGTCAGGTGAGCAGGGTCGTGAGGCATTTCAGGCGGCTACGCTGGACATCGTCTGGGTGGACGAGGAGATCCCCTTCGACGTCTTCAACGAGTGCCAAGTCCGGTTGCTTGTTCGCAACGGCATCATGATGTACTCATTCACTCCACTGAAGGGCACGACTGAGGTCATCCAGTCGTTCAGCGTCGATGGGACGTTCGTTGAGGGCGACGTTGGCAGTGGTCGCTACGTGGTGCGCTGCTCCATGTATGACGTGCCTCACCTCTCCACGGAGATGATCGACAAACTCGCAGTAACGACACCGCCCTTCCTGCGAGATGCACGTATCTACGGTATCCCATCCCTTGGTGCCGGCGCGATCTACCCAGTCCCTGAGAGCGACTTCGTCATCGAGCCCCAGCCCATTCCCAAGCACTGGACCCGCTGCTATGGGATGGACGTCGGGAACAAAACAGCTGCGGTCTGGCTTGCCATCGACCCAGATGGCGGCGAGATCTGGACCTACGCCGAGTACTACCGAGAAGGCGCTGAGCCCTCCATCCACACCGCCGGCATCAAAGCCAAGGGCGACTGGATCCCAGGCGCCATCGACCCGGCCGCCAACGCCGGCTCACAGAAGGACGGAGAGAAACTGAAGGAGCTCTACGTCGACCTCGGGCTTGACCTCGTAAACGCCGTCAACGCGGTTGAAGCTGGGCTCTACACCATCTGGGAGATGCTCTCGACCGGTCGCCTGAAGGTGTTCAGCTCCTGCACCGGTCTCTTGAAGGACATCAAGGGCTACCAGCGGGATGAGAAAGGCAAGGTCAAGAAAGAGAACGACCACCGTGCCGACGCCTGGCGCTACGCCGTGATGACGAGAGACATCGCGATCACTCAGCATGCGCTAAATAAAGCATTCACCGGGCGCCCAACCGCGAGACCGGTATTCTAAAGGACACCCATGGACGTTACCCTCTCCTCCTCCGATGCGAACCTGTCCGACGAGGACCTCATCAAGGTCGCCTTGGAGCAGTTCGACCATGCAAGTTCCGCCTGTCGCGAGCACCGGCAGCTTGCACGTCAGGACCTGGACTTCCTCGCCGGGAACCAACTTCCCGGGAACAACCAAGACCCCTACGCCCTGAAGGTAAACCTCCTGACGCCGTTCGTCCAGCAGGTCATCGCCGAGGCGCAGCAGAAAAACGCCGCCATCAAGGTGGTCTGCAACGGCGATGGAGCCGACGAGGAGATCGCCGAGGTCCGTGGTGGCATCGTGCGCGACATCGAGGACAAGTCCGATGCCAAAACAGCGTACAACACGGCGATCTTCTACGCGACAGCCGCGGGTGAAGGTTACCTCCTGCTCACCGGGGAGTACGTCAAGGAGGATGGGTTCGACCAAGACCTGCGCATCAAGGGCGTCTTCAACCCCGAGATGATCTTCCTGGACCCAGCCCACGAGGACCTGACGGGTGAAGATGCCGAGTTTGGGTTCATCATCAAGGACGTCCCGACCTCGGTGTTCCGTCGGCAGTACCCGAAGTCGAAGCTGGAGGACATGCTTCAAGGACGCGGGTTCAACCGGCTCAGTCTGCCCAACGCCTGGGTGAACGAGCACACCATTCGGGTCGCCGAGTACTGGCGCAAGGTCTTGACCCCGACGAAGCTGTACCTCTGTCAAGACCTCCTGGACCCGATGAAGCCCGACGTCACCCTGGACACGAAGCCCGACCCTCTGCAGCACGTCGTCAAGAAAGTCCGGAACTCGTTCAAGACGACCATCAAGGCACACACCCTGACCGCCTTCGAGGTCCTGGACACGATGGAGTGGCCAGGCACCCGTCTCCCGATCTTCAAGGTCAGCGGCGAGACGTTCTACGTGGGTGGTCAACGCCAGATCCGCGGTGCCATTCGCTCGATGATCGACGCGCAGCGCCAGTACAACTTCGCCGTCAGCAAGCAGATGGAGATGCTGGACCAAGCACCGAAGAACTCCTGGGTGATGACGAAGAAGCAGCTCGGCGACGGTGACGACGCCACGAACTGGGCGAACAGCAACGTGCTGAACATCTCAGTGCTGACCTACACCGCCGACAGCTCAGCACCACCTCCGTTCCGGTCGCCAGGGTTGAACATGGAGAGCTTCACCGCCCTTGCCAACGCCCGAGACCAGTCCTACAGCGCCCTACAGCTCGTGACCGGCTTGAACCCATCCAGCTTCGGTCAGAACCCACAAGACCTCAGCGGCGTCGCCCAACAAGGTCAGGTCGAGCAAGGTTCCCGCAGCACCTTCATCTACATCGACCACTTCTTTACCACCCTACGCGCCCTTGGTCGAGAGATCAACCACCTCATCCCGACGTTCTACGACACCGACCGGGTGCAGCGCATCGTGAAGTCCAACGAAGAGGAGCAGATCGTCCAGTTGAACTCCCCAAGCAATGACTACCGGTACGACCTCTCGAAAGGGGACTACACCGTCAGCATCAGCACCGGCCCGGCGTTTGCCTCGAAGCGGGAGGAGGGCTTCAACGCGATCATGCAGATCCTGTCCGCCCTGCCCGAGAACATGCGCCCGAACGTCGCCGACCTGGTGGCATCTCAGGTCGAGAGCCCAATCTCGAAGGACGTTGCCGCCCGCTTCAAGGCGTTGCTGCCACCTGCTGTACTCGCCGCCACCGAGACGGGCGACACCGACCTGGCACCACGCGCCCAGGTGCAGGCTCTGAAGGGCCAGCTCGCGCAGGCGATGCAAGCCGGTGAGCAGCAAGGCATGAAGCTGCAGGAGCTTGAGCTTGAGAACAAGACCCTAAAGGACCAGTCCGCGCTTGAGCTGACGAAGGCGGACATGACGCACACCGAGAAGATGGCGCAGCTGAAGCTGGATGACCAAGTCGCCGAGGTCGAGGCACACCTGACGGTGATGAAGCTGCAGCTCGAACACGAGAAGTTAGCTCTTGCTCGACAGGAGCTGGAGATGAAGTCCCTGCTGGCCGCACATGAGGTCAATGAAGCCGGCAAGCCCGAGAAGGAACTAACCTCGGAGGACCTCGATATCTCGCTGAGTGGTATTGACATGCCAAACACCACAGATATCGGTGGAAAGCTGGATTGAACCACCCCCGCCACATAAATAAACCACCTGGTGCTAAAGCACCTTCCCACGCAACGGAGTAGATTGCATGACGACGCAGACAGAAGGCAACCCAACTGAGTTGGATGAGGCCATCAAGACACAAGACGAGCAAGGTTTGAACCCCGAACCCGAAGTCGAGGCACCCGCCGAGGACAAGGGTGAAGAGGAACGGAAGCGGTTGAGCCGCACCGAGAGGATGGAACGACGCTTCGGCGAGACGCTCCGTCGGCAGGAAGAGGAGATCAACCGCTTGAGGGCGATGATTGACACCTCGACCGAGAAGTCGACCGAGAAGCCGCTGATGGCGAACTTCGACACCCTTGAGGAGTGGGTTGAAGCCCGAGACGAGTGGAAGGAAGCCCAGCTGGTTGCGAAGCTGAAGTCCACTACCTATGATGAGAACCTACAGGCGGCATATGAACGTCGACTGCAGGCAGCCAAGCCTAATCTTCAAGACTGGGACGAGGCAATGGAGAACCTACAAGGTGTGAAGATCTCACCCGACACGGTTCACTTCATCAAGGAAAGCGAACTCGGACCGCAGCTTACGCAGTACCTCGGGCTGAACGTCGAGGAACTTGAACGTCTGAACAAGCTGTCCCAGACCCGTCGTCTGGCTGAACTCGGAAAGTTAGAAGACAAGCTGGAAGCTAAGAAAGCGCCGACCAAACAGGTCACCAAGGCGCCGACGAAGCTGACGGATGTCAAAGGAACACCGGTCATTATGTCGGACCCTGATGCCGCAGCTCGAGCAGGTGGTTATGCCGCCTGGAAGGCCGCCAAGGAAGCACAGAAGTCCACTGCAAAGACCAAGAGCGCCTAAATAGGCAAGTCAATCTACATCTAAGGAGCCACTATGGCAGCCCCATCAAGCATTCTGAAGGTCCTCGGAGACGTTACGTTTTCCAGCGCCGAATACCTGTACAACATCAACGGTCTTCTGCCCCGCGTCAACCGCGACTATGACAGCCGCTTCGGCAAGACCGGCGCCAAGATCGGTGCGATCACCAACGCCCGCCTGCCTGGTCAGTTCAACGGCACCACGAACCTCTCAAGCTCACAGTTCGAAGGTCAAGCCCTGACGGACAAGACCGTGCCGGTCGCCCTGACGGACAACTACAAGCAGCACATGTTCCTCGACATGGTCGACTTGAACCTGTCGGTCGACGACTTCATGGTTCGCTACGGCCAACCGGCAATGCGTCGGATGTCCGCTGAGATCACGCAGCGTGGCTTCACGAAGCTGATGCAGTACACCCCGAACGCCGTTGGCACCCCAGGCACCGCGATCACCAGCAACGCCGGCTTCCAAGGTCTGATCGGCTCCGCCCGTCAGGTCCTCACGGAAAACCTGGCACCGATGGGTGAGCAGTGGGCGATGGCTACGCCGCCTTCGTTCGAGAACCTCGGCTACACCTACACGACCAACCAGTTCAACCCACAGGTGTTGATCTCCGACATCCAGAAGTCCGGACACATCTCCGGCTTCAGCGGTATGGACTGGTTCGTGACGACGCAGCCCTTGGTTACCGCCGCATCCACCTACGGTGGCACCCCGCGCGTCAACGGCGCATCGCAGGCGGGCTCCTCGCTGATCACCGACAGCTGGACCGCAACGACCACGACCCTCGCAGTCGGCACGGTGTTCACCATCGCCGGTGTCAACGCCGTCAACCCTGAGACCAAGCAGGACCTCGGCTACGCCAAGCAGTTCAGCGTGACCGCCGCTACCGTTACCGACGGCGCTGGCAACTCCACGGTCGCGATCTCTCCTGAGATCATCGCTCCTGGTGACCCGCGTTCGAACATCTCCATCGCCATCCCGGACAACGCCCTCATCACGGTGCTCGGCGCCACGGGTACGACCGGCAAGACCGGTCTGGCCTTCGCCAAGGACGCCATCATCTTCGCAACGGCTGACATCTCCCCATCGGGTGCCGGTCAAGTTGGCGGTGGTGCTTCCAACGGCGGTGCTGACTTCTTCGTCGCCTCGCTGCCGGAACTCGGCCTCTCCGTGTACTGCGCCCTGCAGTTCGACATCGACACCCGTGCGTACAAGCTGCGTTACGACGTGCTCGGCGGTTGGGCTCCCCTGTACCCACAGCTGGCCACCAAGGTCTACTACGGTTGAGCGAACGGAGGCTTCGGCCTCCTTTGCCTAACCTGTTCACACATAAGGAAACATCATGAGCACATTCACCACGCAGTCCTCACAGACCAGCACTCCATCCACCGTTACGACCGCGAACTTCCAGTTCGTTGGTCCTGACATCATGGTCGCCTCGTCTACCGGCAACATCGGGTTCTTCGGCACCACCCCGGTCCTGAAGCCAACCGGCGTTACCGACCTCGCCACTCTCCTGGCAGCCCTGACCGCCCTCGGTCTGATCTCGGCTTAAGTCAACGGGCCCCATCGTTGGGTCCTCTACCTCGATGGGGTCAAGCAAGCTTGACCCCTTGCCGTTTCTATGGAGAGTTATGGCTACCATTCAGTCCATCACAGCCGCCGCCCTACGCAAGTTGAACGTCATCGGGGTCAATGAGGTCCCGACCGCCGTCGACGTCGAGCAGGCGCAGGAGCGACTGAACGCCCTGTTAGACAGCCGGTCTAACGAGTTGACGAATATCTTCAAGCGGGTTCCACTGGTGTTCCTGTTTGAGAACAACCAGTACAGCTACAACCTTGGTCCGACGGGTGACTGGGTAACTGAGCGCCCGATGAGACTTGAGCTCAGCCGGGTCTTGCTCTCACCGGACATCGTGACGTCACCAACCGCTAACTTCACCTCGACCCGTACCGACCTGACCATTGCATTCGTTGATGCAAGCACCTTTAACCCAACAAGTTGGCTCTGGGACTTCGGCGACGGCTCGACCTCCACCACTCAAGACCCAACGCACACCTACGCCACTGCGGGTAACTACCTCGTCTCGCTGACGGTCGCAAACTCCGCAGGTACGGACACCAAGCTCTGGTATGTGCAGCCAGCCGACCCACCGGTCGTCGGGCTCTGGCAGTACAACGGGACCGCCGCCACGATGCAGTACGCCTCCGCCTATGGGGCATTTACCGACGTTGCCGGTGAGTTCGACAGCACTGCGCTGCCCACCGGCGGTGTGCTTTATGCACCGAACCTGGCGTACATCAACCAAGCTGACTTCCCACACAGCGGTTGGGTTCAGAACGGCGCGACCTTCAAGACCACCACCACCTGGGATGACGACGGCACCAGTCGGGCATTCGAGATGAAGCTCCTGCAGACCCCGACGGCTTGGTGTCAAGCAGGTATCTTCATCCAGTCCTACGGTCCGCCCTACGACCCGAACACCATGGCTGGCGGACCTCTGTCGTCCTACCTCGCGACCGACCAGTACACCGCCGCGGTCTACGGCTACGGTGGTGTGCAGTCTACCCTACCTCCGCTGGTCGCCGGTGACGTCGTCGGGGTCGTAAACTCCAGCTACTCCGTGCAGTTCTACGTAAACGGGGTCTATGTGAGCAACTCGAACACCTCGAACAACATCGGGTTCGTGCCGATGTGTGGCGTCGGCACCTACGCCTACTAAGGAGACACGATGAGCACACCAGGTGTACCAACCGCCGCGTTCCTCACACCAGCTACTTGTCGAGTTGGTGATGTAGTCCAGCTCCTGAACACCACCACCGTGAACGAGAACTACACCGCCACGTATGTCTGGACGTTTAGCGATGGAACGACCTCGACTGCAACTGAGCCCGTCAAGGTCGCGACGACGCCCGGAGTTCTCACGATCATGCTGCGCGCAGCAGGACCTATCGGGACCACCGACGCCCTCCATCAAGTCACGATCAGACCAAACACGAACACCCGAGCCGGGTCCATCGGCGAAGGTACGGTGAGCATCAACATCGAGACCGTCAACGACGAGCAGTACGCCGGCATCCCACAGCGAGGTGTCACCAACGCCATCCCTCAGGTGATGCTCGACAACGGCGGGTACCCGAACCGACAGCTGTTGTTCTGGCCCATCCCAACGGACCGCACGGTAGGTGTCGAGCTCTGGTGCTGGGAGCCCCTTGGGGTCTACACCTCACCCACCGAGGAGCTGAACCTACCACGTGGCTATGAGCGCTGGTTGACCTACACCCTCGCCCTTGAGCTCAGCGACCTGTTCGGCAAGCCACCTTCGGCGGACATCATTGCCAGCCAGGCGGAGGCTGAAGAGGCCCTACAGTCCATCAACCGAGTTGCCTTGACGACACCCGCCTCCGACCTCGCCTTGTCCCTGAACAGCACAGGCACGGTGTACAACAAGATCGACTTCCTTTCTGGGGCGTGGTTGCTCAGTCCACGCGCCAAGACACGATAAAGGACCAATATGACCATCCAGTCCATCATCACCGGCGCCCTACGTCAGCTGAACGTCATCGGCGCGTCTGAGCCACCACAGGCGCAGGACACCGCGATCTGCCTCGAGGCCTTGAACGCCTTGATGGACAGCCTGTCGAACTCCCTGAGCAACATCTTCACCATCACGCCCCTACGGTTCCTACTCACGGCGAACAAAGAGGCCTACACCTTGGGTCCAGGTGGCGACTGGGACACTCCACGCCCAATGCGCATCGAGACTGCGAACGTGATGCTCTATCCAGCCATCGGCGGTGACGGCTCCATCGGACAGACCTCCAGCACGCAGTTCTTCGGGTTGAAGCTGGCTAACTACTCCCAGTTCGCCCAGCAGCCCCTTCGGTTCGTCGGCAGCACTTGGCCCACGATGCTGTACGACGACTGTGCCTACCCGCTGCGCACCGTTCGGCTCTGGCCGGTTCCCCAGAATGCGTTCGCCATCGAGCTCTGGCTATGGGCACCTCTGAGCACCTACACCGACCTCACGGCGGACCTGAACCTCCCAAAGGGCTATGAGCGGTACCTCACGTTGAAGCTCGCCGTTGAGGTCGCACCTGAGTTCGGCAAGCAGGTCTCAGACACCACACGCGCCAACCTCGAGCAGGCGGAGACGGCTATCAAGACGTTGAACAAACAGACCCAGGTCGTGACGCCGTCCGATGCCGGGCTTAGCTTAACCGGACGAGCACTGCGCCGGCCGGCACTCTACCCAAGGGGCTACTGATGGAACGACTACCACAAGCTGAGTTCCCTTTTATCTCTGGCAGCTATCCCGCCAAGTCACGGGCGTTCGACAACCAGCGCACCCTGAATATGTACGTCGAGGCCTCCGACGTCGGAGGCGGCAAGAACGCCGCTCCTGGCTACCTGACGGCCTGCGCCGGCCTGCGCCAGGTCCAGTCCTTGGGCAGTGGTCCACACCGCGGGTCGTACCTGCTCAGCAACGCCTCACGTGCGTTCTTCGTCAGCGGCAATGAGGTGTACTTCCTGACCTCACCTCTCGGCAGCCCGGTGCGCATCACCGGTAACCTGAACACCTCCGTCGGGTTCGTCAGCATGGTGGACAACGGGACCGACCTGCTCATCGTTGACGGTGCCAACGGGTACTTCGTTGACCTCAGCACCAACGTCTTGACGACCATCAACGACCCGCACTTCTACAACGGGGCTGTTACCTGCACCTACCTCAGCGGTTACTTCATCTGTGACGAAGGTCCGAACTCGACGTCGTTCTTCATCGGCACACCCGACAGCACGACTTGGCCGGCCTTGAATGAGTTCAGCGCCGACACCTCGCCCGATGTCATTCGCGCCTTGATCTCCGCAAACCAGCAGCTGTACGTCCTCGGCTCGAAGACGCTGGAGGTCTGGGCTACGAACTCACAGGCAACGGCGCTCTCCGATGCCTTCACCCCTAACTCCGGTCGGTCCATCAACATCGGCTGTCAGGCACCTGGCACTGTGCAGCGGGTCGCCAATACGTTCATCTTCCTCGGACAGAACGACCAAGGTGCGGGCGTCGTCTACGCCCTGGACAGCGACGTGCCGAACCGGGTATCTACCCACGCCATCGAGCACGTCCTCCAACAGGCGGGTGACTTGACCTCAGCCACAGCGGTTGCTTGGCAGGAGGACGGGCACTACTTCTACGCTCTGCAGGTCCCAACGTTGAACACCACCTTGACGTACGACTTGACGACGAAGACTTGGTTCGACAAGCAGACCCGCTACAGCGGAGTGTTTGACCGGTGGGCTGGTCAAACACACTGCTTCCTGAACGGCGTGCACCTCATCGGGGATCGTTCAAGTGGAAACTTGTACCAGCTCGACCAGACCTACGACAAAGACGGCGACAGCACCTGCTACCGTGAGCGTCGGACACCACACATCTCGAAGGGCGTCAGTGTCTGCTTCTACACGACGCTACAAGTCGACATCCAAGCGGGCATCGGGTCACTCACCGAGGACCCAAGACTGACCTTGCGGATCTCTCGTGATGGCGGTGCCACCTACGGCAACCCGGTCTACGCCTCGATGGGCAAGGTCGGTGAGTACCGCTGGAGAGCTCGATGGAACCGGTTAGGCTATGCACGTGACGCGGTATTCGCCATCGGGTGTGACGGTTTTCAGCCGGTCTTCTTGGGCGCCTTCCTGGACTACACTGAGGGAACTTCTTGAGCACCGCACTGACATTGCTGCAGGACCTCACAGGTCTCCCACCGGTCGAGCATCGTTCGCTCCACCTGCTTGACATCCCGAAGCGGCTCAGCCGCGAGGAGTTCGACGCCCTTCCAGTCTCACCCGAAGCACTAAATAACCGACTGAAGATTGAACGCCTTGAGGCCGCCTTGAACGAGCTGCCCGACCACCTGTCTCCGGAGGACGACCCGTTTGAAACTTGGCACGACATTACCGGCAAGGTTTACAACCGCACCCTGCACCTGCCGCCAGGTACGCTCATCGTCGGCAAGAGACACGCGATTGAGCATGTGTTCATGCTGCTCTTCGGTGAAGCTACCATCATGACGGAGCGTGGTGTCGAGCACTTCGTCGCACCCTTTACCTTCATCTCTCCGGCGGGTGAGAAACGGGTGATCTTGACCGAGCTTGGCTGCACCATGGTTACCTGCCACGCCACCACAAAGACAACGCTTGAGGACATTGAGCTCGACGTCATCATGTCCGACGCACCACTACTTGAAGGAGCCGAACATGGCATGGTTTGCAACGGGGATTAGCGTAGTCGGAGGACTGCTCGCCGCGGACAGCAGCCGAAAGGCAGCTGGGATGCAGCAAGCCGCCGCTGGGCAGGCGTCGGACAACACACTAAAGGCGACGCAGCAGACGAACCAGCTGCAAGCGGACCTGTACAAGAACGGGCTTCAGCAGAACGCGCCCTACCAACGGACGGGTCAGCTTGCCTTGTCGGCTCTATCCGGCGGCTTGGGACTTGGCGCCGCTCGAAACCCAAGCTTGAACCCAACGATGCAGCCAGGCGGAGCACCGGGTGGCACCTACACCAACGCGCAAGGTCAGCCGACGGACGCCCAAGGCAACGTCGTCACGAACAACAGCGACATGTACGGTCTTGCCGGTGCCAACTACGGCGCGACCGACAGCGAACTTGCAGGTGCAGCATCTGCCGTCCCAGCTGGTTACTTCACACACCAGTTTGACGCAACGGACCTCAAGAACGGCATCGACCCAGGCTACCAGTTCCGCATGGACCAGGGCAACCAAGCGCTGCTGGCACGACGTGCCGCCACAGGTAACCGGTTTGGTGGGCAGGCGTTGAAGGACATCTCGAACTACAACCAAGACGCCGCCTCACAGGAGTACGGCAACGCGTACAACCGCTACACCACGAACCAGAACAACATCTTCAGCCGGCTCAGCGGGTTGGCGAGTGGTGGTTCCACGGTCGGCGCAGGTAACCAGTCCGCGGGTGCGAATGCCGGTCAGAACATCGCCTCGAACACCATGAGTGGCGTGGGCGCATCTAACGGGTTCTTGACGAGCGGTGCCAATGCAGGTGCCGCCGGTCAGGTCGGCTCGACCAACGCCATCGTCGGTGGTATCAACACCGGTCTGAACAACTACTACACCCAGCAGTGGCTCAAAGGCCCAGGTGGTGGCGGCGGTGCCTGGAACGGGACTGACTTCACCGGCAAGAAGCCCTAAGGAGCACATATGGCTAACAACATCGACGCCTCCATCGCCTTGAACGCAGGCAACAACGTCCCTCAGTTTGACCCAATGGGTGCCGCCCAGAAAGGGATGAACCTGCAGCGCACCGTCCTCGAGAACGCGAACCTGCCGACGAAGCTGGCGAATGAGAACGCCGCCTCACAGGTCGCCACCGCCCGGGCACAGCAGGAGCTCGAGCAGCAGAAGCGTGAGAACGCCACGCGTGTGCGTGCCGCCCAGATCGCTAAGGACTACACCAAGAAAGACGCCGACGGGAACCGGATCATCGACCACTCCGGCATCGCGAACCAGCTGTCGGAGGAAGGTCAAGACCCAGGGATCATCTTCGGGTACCAGCAGAAAGCCATCGAGAACCAACGGGGTAAGTTTGACAACGCCACCGTGGTGAAGAACCTCACGGACAACATCACGACCACCCACGACAACATGATGCGTGTCGCCAAGAGCCCTCAGCAGGCCTTGGGCATCATGCGCTCGACGCATGACCTGTTACTGCCGGTCTTGGGTGAAGCGGGCACCAAGCAGTTCCTGTCGAACCGGTACGGCGGCGATAACCTGCAGGGCGTCGACCCGAACGACCCGAGCGTGCAGGCCCAGGTAGCCAAGCACTTCGTCGACACCAGTGAGGGATATGCCAAGGCCCGCAGCATCTCACCTCAGCAGGAGATCGCGAACCGGCAGACCGAGGAAAGTCTGCGTCAAGGGCGCGAAGGCCAGGCGATGGGTGGTGCTTCGGGTGTCTCAGGCCCCGAGGCTCGCAATCCAACCTCGGCGGTGTCACGCCAAGCGCAGGAAGACTACCTCGCAGCCAATCCAACTGCCGACCGCGCGAAGGTGATTGGACTGTCCGCCGCTGAAATCCAGCACCTGGCCGGTCCTTCAGCCGTCATCGCCTCGTCCATCCCATCCGCCGGTGAGCGAGCTGGTGCCAAGAAAGGCGCCGCACTTACCAGTGGTGATGTGGACATCATCGACGCCGCTTTAGCGGCGATCCCGAAGCTACAGCAGACCTTCGGCACCCAGCTTGGCTCGATGGGTCAGGATACGTACAACCGTCTGGTCACGCAGAACAAGGAACTTGGTAACCTCGACGCCGCGGTCCAGGCGTACAACCAGCGCAATGGCACCAACGTCGACGTCCGCAAGGATGGCTTCGCCGCGGTCCAGGCTCGTTTGAAGGGTGAAAGCGGTCGTCTCGGCAAGCTTGCCTCCGCACAGGCGGATATCGCAAACAACCCTACCTTGGTTACTCCTCCGAAGGCGGCAACTGAAGCACCAGCACCCGCCCTTCGCAAGACGGGAGACATCATCAAGCGCAACGGCAAGGCCTACGTGTACACGGGCAAGACCGGACCGGTCGGTTCTGCTGCGACCAAGGACCCTAAGAACTACAAGGTGCAATAATGGCGCTCGCAGACTTCCTTGATGAGCTAAAGCTGAACGCCCAAGCCGCCACCCGTGGCTTCGCTAAGTCGGCTACCTTGGGATTGGTACAGTACCCACAAGCCGGCTTGAAGCAGCTGGTGAATGGAGGCACCTTTGGGGAGAACCTCTCGGACCTGCGTGCTGAAGAGGCACAGCTGGCAGCCGACCACCCTGTGCCATATCAAGGTGGCAGTGCGGCGGGCACCTTGCTTCAAGCGGCGGGCACCGGCGGAGGTGGGCTACTGGGTATGGTCGGTCGTGGCGCCATTCAAGGTGGTGTGTCCGGTTTTACGCAGAACGAGGACCTCGGTGATGCAGCGGCTGGTGCAGGTGTAGGTGCTGGGCTGGGCGCACTTGCTCGAGGTGTGGACATCGGCAAGAACATGTTCTTGCGTGGCCAAATGAAGTCGCACTACAGCGGTATCGTGGGCGCACAGGAACAGAGAATAGCTGACCTTGCCATCCAGCGAAGTCAACTACAGGCGGCAAGAGCCACCACGTCGTCACCCAAAGAGCTCGCACAGATCGACCAGAGCCTTCGAACTATCAATCAACGCCTTGGCGGAGCCAAGGGCGTCTTGACCCAAGCCAAGCCAAAGCTGTCGATCGCCAAGAACGGTGATGAGCAGGCAATGCTTGATCTGGCGGGAGAAAAGGGCGCAAGCGCCTTGGCGCATAGTGCGATAAACAACGCCGGTTTGAACCTGGCTGCGGGTGGTGCCTTGGGTGGTGTTCTTGGTGGAGCGGGTGCTGCCTTCACAGGCAGCGACCCAGTCAAAGGTGCGCTTTACGGGGCCGGCCTACTTGGCGCTGGCTCGTTGATCAAAGGTAAGGCGGCGCTACTCGCGAGTGCTCCTCGGGGTCTAACTGAGACTGCAGCTCGAGGAGCGACAGCCGTTGCAGTTCCGCGTTTAGTAGCTCCCGATGTGCTGCCTTCCGAGCCACATCCTTGGGAAGATACAGCCACGGAAACAACACCCGAACAAGCTGCTCCGGCAACGAAGACCAAGTCAGAACCTCATCCTTGGGAAGATTAGAGGATTTCCAGGCGTCCTTAAAGAACAACCAAGCTTGACATGCTAAGCACCAGATCAAAAAAGTGGCGATCGCGTACAGAATGAACATAAACATAGGTTGCTCCGTTGTTAGGTTATTGTATCATACTTAGCCGACCAAGTGTCAACTAAGTTGTAACCAAGAAGGATATGTAAAAATGACGATCAGCATCAGTCCAGTCTTCGCAAGCGGCACCCAGTTCGACGTGCTCGGCAAGCCCTTGGCTGGAGGAAAGCTGTACGCCTACGAAGGTGGCTCATCTTCCCTCCTGAAGGCGACGTACACGAACAACTCCGGTGTGGCGGTCCAGAACACCAACCCGATCGTGTTGAACTCCGCCGGCAAGCTCGGCACCAGCGTGTGGCTGCTCGCCGGTCAGACCTACGACCTGGTCTTGACCTCCTCGACCGGTGCCGTCATCGAGACCTACTCCTACGTCGAGGGTCTCGTCACCGCCAGTCAAGTCACCGCGATGATCGCCGCAGGCAGCGGTGCGTATCTGCCCTTGACGGGGGGTGCGGTAACCGGCTCCATCTCCATCAGTGGCACGTTGTCCGCCGGGGCGACTACCCTGTCGTCGACCCTGTCCGTCACCGGCGGAACTACCCTGCACGCCGTGACCGCCACCTTGGTGACCGCCACGTTGAACGCGGCTTCAGCTCGCATCCAAGCCGTCGCGACACCTACGGTTTCAACCGACGCCGCCACCAAGGGCTATGTAGACACCACCATCGCGACGGGCAGCCGTCCTGCCGGCTTCGTGGATATGTACGCCGGCGCCACTGCACCTACTGGCTGGCTGCTCTGTGACGGCGCCTCGGTCTCGACGACGACCTATGCTGCGCTGTTCGCCGCCATCGGCTACACCTACGGCGGTGCATCCGGCTCGTTCAACCTACCCGACCTACGTGGTCAGTTCCTACGGGGTCTTGACAACGGGCGGGGTGTTGACCCAGGTCGCACGCTTGGCTCAGCGCAGGCAGACGCCTTCAAGTCGCACAACCACACCATCAACGCCGACAACGGCGGGTTCAATGCGGGTACCATTACAGTGTCCGGCACGGACCGCTCCATGGTCTACACCCCGCCGACGAGCTTCACCGGCGGCACCGAGACGCGACCTGTCAACGTAGCAATCAATTTTGTCATCAAGACGTAAAGGAACAACATGGCTACCGTACTCCTTTCGCCGATCTTCAACATCCCTACCTTCCTGGACACGGCAGGCAAGCCCCTGTCCGGTGGCTTGATCTACACCTACGTCGGTGGGTCGAGCGGCACCCTGCTTGAAACCTACACCTCCGCCTCAGGTACGGTCCAGAACACCAACCCCTTGGTCCTGAACTCCGCCGGTCAGCTTAGCACCAGTATCTGGCTCATCAGCGGCGACACGTACAACCTGGTGCTGACGAGTTCAGACGGCACGGTCTTGAAGTCGTTCGACGGGGTGACGGGTGTAGGCGCATCTACCTCAGGTGGTTCCACGACGACCTCCGCGGTGTGGGCATCCATCGGGACGGGCACGTTCCTGACGACGACGTCCTTCCTGGTACCGGGGAACCAGACCACCGCCTTGGCGGTCGGCAACCGAGTTCGACTGACGCAGTCCGGTGCCAAGCTGTACGGCACGGTGTCCGCTATCTCGTACTCCTCGCCGAACAGCACCGTTACGGTCCTCCTCGACGCCGGGGTCTTGACCTCAGGGCTGTCCTTGGTCGAAGGCAGCGCCTTGGTCGCCAATGGAGTGACCGTAGATGCGGGTGCGGTCTCTTGGTTCGATGGACTGACCTACTCCACGGCGAACACGTTGGGCGCCAAGGTAACGTCGATCAACACCACCTTGACGACGTCCATCGCCTCCACCGAGGCTAAGCGAGCCAGAGCCGCCTTGGTCCAGACCGCCACAGGAACGGGCACCTATGTGCTGACGCCTACACCCGCCATCTCCGCCTATGGAACCGACGGGGCCTGGTCGGTGAAGTTCGTTGGTGCCGGGACCGCACCCTGCACGTTAAACATCTCCGGTCTGGGAGCACTCGCCCTGAAGGCGTACAGCTCAGCCGGTGCAAAGTACAGCATCAGTATCCCAGCTGGACTGACTACACCTGTGCTCTACGACGGGACGGACCTCATCGTGTGCAGCCCACCTCCGTCGGCGACCAGCCTGCCACCTCGAGGAACCGCGGTGTTCACCTCGAACTCCTCCTGGACCTGTCCATCGAACGTGACTACTGTAAAGGTAACCTCAGTTGGTGGAGGTGGTGGAGGTGGTGGTGGCTACACCTGGACCGACGGCGATGGGTACAACCACGACCAGCCCGGTGGCGCGGGTGGTGCGGGTACTACCACGTGGACGTACGTCACCGTCATCCCAGGCACCTCCTATCCGGTCTCCATCGGCTCGATGGGTGGTGGTGGAACGTCCTTGGGTGGTACGGGAACCGCGGGTGGCACGACCTCGTTCGGCATCACTCTATCGTCGGCTACAGGTGGTCAGCCAGGCACGGGTGCGTCGTTCAGCTCGGGTACAGCCGGCACGCCGGGCAGCTCAGGCACGGGGCTTGTCCTCGTCGGCACAACTCGCTCGATGATGGGCGCCTACGGGGCTGGTGGTGCAGGTGGCTCAGGTGGGACCGGACCGGCGGGTAGCAGCGGCGGTGCCGGTCTCTGCGTCGTGGAGTACTGATGAGCACCTTACCGGTCAATATCCCCATCGCCGACAAGCGCGGGCTGGTCCCACGGGAGTGGCTTGCCTTGATGGCGCAGTGGAACAAGAACGCATCGATCTTGAACGGCTCAGGGTTCGTCACGACCGAGGGCACCGTGGACCTCAACGTCGGGCTCTTGGCGAACCGCCCTGCGCTGTCCGTTGGATCTATCTACCTCAGCACGGACAGCGGCGAGGTCTACATCGGGACATCGTCCGGTTGGTTGAACCTCAGCCCCGAACTCACGGGCGACGTCACTAAACCGGCGAACTCCTCGGTAACCTCCTTGGCGTCGGTGTTCCCGTTGCCCGGGACGTATGGCACCACCAGTCAGACCCCTGTCTTGACCATCGACGCCCAAGGTCGAGTAACGAACCTGACCTTGGAGCCGGTAACGGCAACGGTCCTGCCCAGCGGTGGTATCGGTGCCTTGCAGTTCAACAACTCCGGAGTTACCGGTGGTGCGTCGATCTACTTCGACCCCATCGGTGGTGGACTGACCTTCACCTCACCTGCACCGACGAGAGAGGCACTCAGCCCCTTGACGACGAAAGGTGACATCTTCGTCCGGTCTGGGACGGCAAGCACGAGACTGCCCGTCGGCACAGCCAACCAGGTCTTGACTGCAGACAGCACGGCTACTACAGGTCTCGTCTGGGCCAGCAACCGCGTGGTCGACATCCCGTGGCAGTTCAACGTAACCACGATCTTCCCTTTACTCATCGTGCCGGCTAATGTATTCGTAAAGGTCATCACCACCTACGTGGACGTTGCCTTGAATGGGACTGGAGCTACGATGACCATCGGCGACACAGCTGATAACTCCTCGCTTCAAGCTAACATAGATCCGTATGAGGCGTGTGGCTATCAATCCACCAGCGGACTTAAATATGTGGTAGACACGCAGGTGTCGCTCTACATCAACCCCGGCTCGTCTACACAGGGTAGCGGGTTAATCTCCATCGAACTTCAGCAGAGGTAAATCAAATGGCAATAAAGCACCTGTTCGCCGATCTCATCGGTACCACGCTCTCGTACTTCCGTATCGGCAAGACGGGTCCTCGTCTGAAGGACAACTCCGGCGCCCTCGAGGTCCGGAACTCCGGAGACACCGCCGACGTAGCGGTGACCGCCGACCAGTTCAAGGCCTCGAGTGACACAGGTCTCGTCATCAACAGCGACGCGACTGAGGCCGGCGCGGACTGGAAGCTGAACATCGCCCGTCCAGCTACGGGCATGACGGCGGACTGGACGCTGACCCTGCCGACCTCAGGTGGTTCGCCGAACCAGGTCCTCAAGACCGACGGCTCTGGTAACACCTCCTGGATCGACACCGCTTCAGGCGCCACGGATATCACGGACACGACTACCATCGCCTTCGGCGCCTCGTCTCCAGTCACGATGTTCACGCTGCCGGCTAACGCGGTGATCTTGAACGTAAACTGCATCGTCGACACGGTGTTTGACGGAACTGCTACGGTGACCGTCGGCATCGCGGGTGACACAGCTAAGTACATGGGCGCCGGTGACAACTCCCTGCAGGAACTTGCGGTGTGGCAGACCAATCCTGGCGTCCTGCCCGATGCATCGCCTGAGGCACTCATCGCCACGTACTCCGCGGGCGGCGCAACGGTCGGCTCAGCACGCCTGCTCGTCAACTACAGCATCCCTTCGTAATCTTCTGGTAGCATAAATAGGACATCGCTGGGGTAGCGCAAGCTACCTCTGCTCCTTCTACCAGGAGTTGCGTTGAAGAACTTTATTCCCGTACAGCGGGGCACCAAGAGTGCCCAGTTCAGCATCGGCACGATCAATCTCGATGCCACCGGTGCGGCTGCACCGTACTCCCTGAAGCTGCCCGTAAACGCGGGCACCGCGGGGTACTCACTCATCACAGACGGCTCAGGCAACTTGTCCTGGGCAGCCCCGGGCTCGGTTGGTGCCGCAGCGCCGGACAAGGCGGTCCAGTTCAACAACGGCGGGGTGCTTGCCGGAGATGCAGGCTTTACGTGGGACGTTAGCGCACAGAAGCTCCAGGTGCTTGGTGCGATAACTTCACTCGGTGGACCCAACTCCTGGGAGCTTAGTGGTTACGGCGGGACCGGTGACAGCACGACCCCGAGCAATGGTCAAGACCTCACGATCAAAGGCGGCGGTACGACGAACACGTCTACTGGACACGTCGCTCAGGGTGCTTACTTTCAGGTTGGCAGCGCGAACGACGATGGCACTACCGCGACTGGTGGTAGCTTTAACGCTTCGACCGGTGGTGGAGACATCAGTGGATCGATGGTGTTCAGTGTGCCCTCTGGAACTACCACAGGAAACATCTTCTTTGACGTAGCTGGTGCATCGGCTGGAGGTATTACCGGCAGCATTGCGTTCATCACTGGACCATCCGTCTTGACCGGTGATGCAACGATTGTGTTTGCCCCGGGCGGATCCGCACAACTTCAGCTGAACCCGAATGGCTCATTCGGCGTGGGTCCGGCGGTCGACACGGGCACCGCCGGCCAGGTGCTGACCTCGCAAGGGCCCAGCGCGTCGCCGATATGGAGTTCGGCTGGAGGTGGACTTACGCCTCGCCAGGTCTCTAAATATTCCGCACTGAGGGCGTTCTAATGCTATTCCTAACAACAACATCTGAGACACTCTCACTCGTCACCACCGGGACCGTTGACTGGGCCGTGACCTGGGTTGACATGACCGATGCGGGTGCACTTGCTGGCTCCGACCAAGGCAGCGCGAGCGGGGCCTTCACCATCGTGGCATCTCCCGCTGCGTCTACACAGCGCCAGATCAAGGTGATCTCGGTGGTCAGCACCGGCGGCACCATCACCGCCCAGGTCAAGAAAGGCACAGTTGTCCTGACCTCGACTGTAACCTTGCCGAACGAGTGCAAGTTATCATACCTCGACACCGTGGGTTGGCAGGTCTTCGGCAGCACTGGCGCGGTCTTGACCGCGGGTGTGTTGCCTACATTGCTCTCGCCGACGCCTACGCTCATCCCCGCCGGCAAGACCGTTACGGTCGAGACGAACAGCCAGATGCTGTTCATCGAGCCCATCACGGTCGAAGGTGTGCTACAAGTTGACGGCTTGCTTATGGATGTCAAGCCAGGAATAGTTACAATAACCAGCGCTGGACTTGTCCCGCCTACTAACTTTTCTGGAAACTACAGGTTTCTACGTAACGATGCAACGTGGACCTTGCCGCTGCCGGAACAGACTACCTTGTACACCACGCAGTTCCTGACTGGGTTCAACTACGGGTCAAACACCAACTACGACTGGACGTCAACTGCACCCGCGGCTGGGTCCGACGGTCAGGTTCAGTTCAACTCAGGTGGTACGCTCGGTGCCAGTCCGTACTTTACATTCACCTCTACTGGATATCAAGATGTCCTAAGAATAGGGCAGAGCAGCTTCGCGCCTACAGCGGAACCGCTGTTGATGATGGGTGGTTCATACATGTGGCAAGGCACCGGGATGTACGGTGACTTCAACATAGTGCCTATCCGGAACCTAAACCTGGTCATTGGGAACTCAGACAGCTTCGACGGGTCTCTTATTGTTCAGGACACGGGTGCGAACAAGATCATCGAGATCAGTCGAGGCAACACCTGGAAGTTGAACACCGTCGCGGGTACGGATGGACAGGTTATCGGCCAAGCGAGCGGAGTTACCGCGTGGACCAATGTGGTAAACTCGTTTAACACCCGGACCGGTGCCGTTACCTTGACCTCAGGTGACGTGACTGGTGCACTGGGCTTTACACCCAGCTCGGTCGCCGGCAGCACCACGCAGATCCAGTACAACTTAGCCGGTGTAAACGCCGGATCCTCAGCCCTAACGTTCGTAGACACTCCCGCTACCCCACAGGCGGATATGACCTTGGGCTCCGGTGGCTACACCTCGACCTTGACGTTCAACGCCGCCACGGTGCTGACTGCCTACCCAAGCGGCAGTATTCGCCTCCAGTCCAGTCGAGCGATTGACTTTATCGGCGGCACCGGTGTGATGGACACCCGCGCAGGTGGACTGTTCAGCTCCTTGTCCGGCTCGACGGTGTACACCCCGACCGGTGAGACCGTGCCGGGTGCCTCAATTGATCTGGCCGGCTCCGACGTCACGACCGCGTACCAGTCCACAGGAAACGTGTCGATCAGCACCGGGGTCTTGCCGACGGGTATCGCCGGTGGGTACGTATCGGGTGCGACCATCACGGCTGAGGCGCTGACGAACACCTCATCGGTCATGACCGGTGGTCGGATAGTACTCGATGGCGCAAGCACGTCAGTCACGCCGAACAGACTAACCGTAGGTCCAGACGGTTTGAAGTACAACGGGGCACAGCTCGTCGAGAGCTTCAACACCCGTGTTGGTGCGGTTACGTTAACGTCAGGTGACGTTACGACTGCGCTTGGCTTTACACCAGGAAGTGGATCAGTCACCTCAGTCGCCGCTTCAGTTCCTGCGTTCCTCTCGGTCACCGGCTCACCCATCACCACGAGTGGAACGTTAGCCATTACCCTGTCGGGCACGGCACTACCCGTCGCCAACGGTGGCACGGGACAGACCACAGCTACCGCCGCGTTCGATGGGCTTGCACCGACACAGGCCGGCAACGCCGGCAAGTACCTGACCACGAACGGCACGACTACCTCTTGGGGCACGGTATCGGCTGGTACGCCTGCAGGGTCGAACACACAAGTACAGTTCAACTCAAGCGGTGCGTTTGGCGGATCAAGCAGTCTAACGTACGCAAGCAATAACTTGCGAGTAGGCAACAGCGGCACCGATGGATCACTACAACTTGGGAGCTACGGTACATATGTTGCCGCCGTAGGACGCGTGTTGAGACTGTTCACGGCCGCCGCGACCGGCGGCGCGACCGTGGCGGGGAACATAGAGGGAATAGCCGGTAACTACGTCGGAACAGACACCGCATATGGTTCAATATTCCACGCTGAAGGCGGAACAAGTTTCGGCGGTGGCAATACCTACTTTAACTCCGGCGACTACTACTCCGGAGGCACGACTACCTACGGTGCCCGCTTCTTTGCGCAAGGAGCAAGCTCTTCTGGTGCCGGTTCAGTTCGGATATCCACCGCCGGGACCGATAGGCTACGTATTGGACCACAAGGTGAGTTCCAGTTAGGGTCGGGTTGGGAAGCCGGTTCATCTGGCCAAACGCTCACGTCAAGCGGCTCAAGCGCTGCGCCTACCTGGGCCTACCCAGCCCCAGTCTACACCCTGGCCACACTGCCCACACCGGTAGCTGGCTTGATGATCACCGTCTCCAATGCCAACTCAGGTGCCGGAGCTCTCTGCTACTCCGACGGTTCTACCTGGAAAGACGCCGGCACCCACGCAACTGTAGTCTAAACGAGGTCAATATGTCCCAGATCAATCTCACCAACACCGCGTCCACGGATGTCGTCACCCCAGCGGCAAGTTCAGCTGCGCTGTTCATCAACAGCGCCGACGCACACCTAAGCATGAAGAACCCAGACGGGACCGTCACCCAAGTAGGCGGTGGCATCCCTTCGGGTGCCGGATATTTAGCAGGTAGTCTCTTCGCCACAGACGGCGCAACTACACCGTACTGGAGCACCGCAGTAGTTGACCCAAGCAACGGAAACCTGACATTGAACGGCAGCGCCCCAACGCTGTACCTTGGTGGTGCCACCAAGTACCTTCAAGGTGGCTCAAACATTGATCTGCATAATACCACTGGTGGTATTATGGTCTCCACGTCGACCTTTCTGAACATAAACGGAGACAGCGTATCGCTTTATTCCAGCGGCACCTTCGGCACCACCATCAACGCCGAGAGCGGTCACGTTGAGGTCGGCATCCGGCGCTCTGTCTGGGGCGTCAACACCGCTGGCTCCATCCAGCTTAGCAACATCTACCAAGGTTGCGGCACCGCTACGCTCTCAGGCGGCACGGCAACCGTTTCCTGCTCCATCGTCGACGCCAACACCGTCGTCCAGTTGACCATTCAGGACCCGAACGGCGCCACGCCCGGCGTGCTCTACATCAGCAGCAAGACCGTCGGGACCGGGTTCGTCATCACCTCGACCAACTCCAGCGACACCTGCAAGGTGTTCTGGAACGTCATTACCGTGGGAACTTTCTAATGGCACTTCAGAAATCAATAACCACCCCGAGTGGCATTACACTCAGTACGGCCTACGGACGAGTATGCGCCTTTCAATGGTCAGGCGCCAAGCTTCGGGTCGACTTCGTCTGGTTCGCCACGCAAGCTGCCCGCGAAGCTAACTTGCAGCCCGTCGAGATAAAGACGTACCACCTGGACCTGCCGGCAACAGGTGATATTCGGGCGCAGGCCTACGACCAGCTAAAGCTGCTGCCCGACTTCGCCACCGCCGTTGACTGCTAATGGAGGTTCCATGGACATCGTAGCATTTCTGAACGCCTACTGGGGTCCATTGGCCGCGGCCGGTGGTTTTGTTATTGGTTACTACCTGCTGAAACAGCGGGTCGAGGACCTTGGTGGTCGTGTTAGCACCATCGAGACGAACCTCGAGGAATGGAGAGACGAAGTGCGTAAAGAAGTGAACACTGCCCTGACTAAAGCCGACGACACCTTGAACCGCTACATCGAGATGGAGAAAGAGGAGCACGTCGTCATCATCGCTCGGTTTGAGGGTGAGATTAGCCGACTTGGTGCTCGGGTGGACAAGAACTTCGACCGGCTCAGCGACAAGCTGGACAAGTTGGTCGAATACAGTATGAACAAGCGCCGTGAACCCTAAGCTAATCGCGTACCTCATCCTCGCCGCCTCGATCGCCGGGGCTATGTTCTACGTGCACCACCTGAAGGCAGACATCGAGGATCTGACCACGAAGGTTGCTTCAGTCACCGTGGAGCGTGACACCGCCCTGGCTCAGGTCAAGGAGATCACCTCAGCCCGTGACGAGGTTGCCAAGAAGCAAGCACTTGCTGAGACCGCAACGGCTCAGGTCAAGGCGGAGCTCAGCAAGGCCCGCGCTCGTGTCCAGTACGTGACCATTCCAAGTGAGTGCCCGGCTAAGCTGGACTGGCTGTTTGAGCAGGTCAGTCAGCCTTAGCAGCTTTACGTATGGCCCAGACCCTCTTCATACCTTCTGACTTCTTAGCTCTTACTGCTGCTGAGTTTATTGCTGCAAGATGTCTAGCTCTAATTTCTGGGTCTGCCCAAGCCAATGTATTTGCTACCCTTAGCTTTGCCTTCTTGTCTTCTGACGCTGGTTGATGATGACAAGCTGCCATCTTCTGACGATACTCTTTATTAGTCCATAGAAGCCGTGTGGCTGCTGCAATAGAAGCAGCGCCTTGAACACTCTTGCTTTCACTCCATCCTTGTCCACCCTTTGTTCTGTTGTAAAGCGTTCCTGTTCCTAAATCTAGCCTGCCATACAGACTAACCAAGCGGCGCTCTTCGTCAAGCGCCGCTTGTTCTGATGGATGGTAAACCTTGACGCAGATAGGGTAAATGCCTTTGGCTTGCTGTGTTCTAATGTGCTCGCCAAATGCAGACCTAGCCTTTAGATGGTCGCGATAACGGGTCTTGCTTCCCTTTCCTACGTATGTAGCAAGGGAAGAATTCTCTAAGGTAAAGTAAACGTATGTGTAGAATTCACTCATTTGGTTATGGAGGTTAGACTTGAGACATTCCCTGTACTGCATCGCCTTCGCCGTAGGTATGGCATCTTGTGCCACTGCTCCGCCTGCCGAGGTCCGGATCATCAAGCCACCGGTCCCACCGGTCATCGAGCTACCCGAGAAGCCAACCTTCCCGAAGGACGCAGCGACGGACCAGAAGCTGCGCAGCTTGGTGGACTACGTCCTCGTCCTACGGGCAAGGCTTGAACAAGCGCTCAGCGCGCTGGACGTGTACCGTTAGCCCCTGTCGGTCTCTTGCATGAGCGTAATGGCGCGTTGAAGCGCCCATTGATATGTCTCCAGAAAGGCCAGCATCTCGTCATCCGGAACCGAGCTGATGATCAAGCTCATCGCCTCCGAGATCTTCTCCTGTGGCTCCTTGCGCTCCACCATGTCAAGCCAGGCGTGGATCATGTCAGATGGGGTAAAGTTACTCACTTGGCGCCTCCGAAGAAACGACGGGCTTTGACCAAGCTGGCAGAGGGCTCTTTGCCAGGCACAGGAAAGGCGCTCTCCACGGCTGCGGTCGCCAGGTCAGTAGCCGAGATGCACTGCTGATATCCCCAGATGATGGCTTCGCGTGGGATGTCCAGGTCGAAGATGGGCAGGGTGGGGTGCTCATCAGCAAGGGCATTGAGGGCGGTGCCGAGTTGAGCGCCGTAGAGATTGAGTGCGGTTACCATTATTGATCCTTTCGGTTGTGCTACATTCTGCAGCATAGGGCTATTCTATCACAGTTGGCGAAGAATAGCACAACTGAAGTGTAACCGTTACACGCCGTGCTTCCAGTCAATCCTCTTGGCTGCCGCTGACCGGGTATCCACAAACTCCTCCAGCGCCTGCTCCATGTACTTCTTCTGCTTCTTGTCCCAGGCACGAAGTTCAGCCGCCATGGTCTTGCGACCATCACAGCCGCCGCCGCTGAAGTGCTCACTGTCTTCCCAGCGCCTGTAGAAGCCTACCGTCCCATCATGGCGCTTGTAGAGGGCTATTTCCTCGATGCCCTCTCCAGTGTCTATCTTGAAGGCGGTGTAGTCGCCCTTGTAGTTGCGGATGATGGGCTGCTCACCGATATCGAGGAGAGCCACGGTGATGGAGGAGAGGGTGTAGGTGTTCATGTTGCTATCATACCACACCCACGGGTTTCGTGTCAACTACTTTGTAACCGTTACAACTCAGTCCTCCTCAGCAATCCTCGCGCAGGAGAGCTCCAGCTGCAGCTCCTCACTCGCCGCCTCCATCTCAGTTACAATGACTGAGGCAGCCAACTCGCTCGAGAGGACCCGTCTTCGTCGAGCATTCCTCGTCTTCTCTCGGCTGAGAATTGTCACCTGTCGCTGCCACCCATCCACCGAGAAGTAGATGAGACTTTGGTCGACCCAGGTGGTGCTGTAGCCGGTACGGTGGCGCACTCGATGTAGCTCACCCACCTTAAAGCCCTCGAAGAGGTCAGTCGCCTCCGGGCCAAGTTGGCCAAGATACCACATCACGCCGCCTCATAGAGCGACATCAGGTGCCGGTAGTCATCAAGTTGAGCCTCAGCCCAGGCGAGGTGTAGCTCCGCTATCTTCTCGTGGATGTAGGAAAGGTGGTCCTTGACGGTCTCCAGGTCCGCCATTGACCAGTCACCATCGAGCCCAGTTAAGGTGATGACTATGTCTTCAGGATGGACTGGAGGACCGGCAAGGATGCCCTTACTCTCAAGGTAGGCTACCTGAGAGGAGCGCGGAAGTAGGCTGAACTGCCTCTTGGATAGCTGCATGAGGAACTCCCTGGGGTCTGATGCCCCGTATTGTGCCAGTTTAGTCTGGCTGTGTATTTAGAGGACAGATGGGTAGTACCCGGGAGGCTCTATGGTTAACCCAGTAACTTAGTACCGAGGTTATCTGATGGGGTGGAGACCATGCAACTGGTCTCCACCCCCGTGACCGAGGAGCGGTGGGCTGTTAGAAAGGTGTCAAAGACCAGCCTCGCTCAAACTCAAGTCACGTTGTCTCCATAGATGGTCACAGCGAGGATGCCGAGGATGAGCCTCACGCACCACTTGGGCTCGCCGGTCTCATGCTCATCGTTGTAGATGAGTTCAAACGAGAGACCGAAGCCGGCAATCAACTCCAAGTCAAGGCTCATTGTTCACCTTACTTGCAAGAAACTTGTTGGCATTTGCGAAGAACCAGATTCGGTCATTGATGATGTCATAGGACACGTAGCTTGAGACGACAATAGCCTTAGGCTCCTCGCGTATGACAACCTCAATAGTGTGTTTCAAAATGGTGTGCGATGGGTAGGTGCTTGTGCCCACAACCCGGGTAGGGACGAACTCCCCGGTTACAGTGCCTACGTTGACGGCTGTCTCAATCATTGGGCGTCTCACTACGGTCAGGGTCCCGCGGCACCTCAAGGATGCGAGATACGTAGCAGTTAGGTGAGTAGCACGACATACAGGTAACTTGCGAGTTACCCACTGCGGTTACCACCTCATTAGTTGACCCGCATGTCTCGCACAGCGTCTCGACAATCATGTTTAGCCTCGGGAGCGTCATGGCGTCTCACCACGGTTGGCAGCCTCATTAGCCTCAAGGAATACCTTGCGATATTGCTCAATGCTGCCCATGAAGGACTGGTGTTTGCCATTGCCGTAACCGGTCAGTGGCTGGGTGCTATTGAGGTGGGCGATGAAGCGGTCCCACATCTCAGTAGGTTGGAGTTGTTCGATGGTGCTCATGGTTGGTCCTCTACTTCGATGACAGGTAGGTGCCCAAACGCAGTCTCGAATGCAAAGGCCTCGTCATCTGTTTCATAGACCTTGTTGGTTCCGTCTGACATGGTCAAAGTCAGTTTGAAACGCTTCTCGTCGCCTTGTGATAGTTCAATCCGGTCGATGCTGGTGTTCATTTCAATCCCTCTCGGCACTTGTCAATCTCAGCAAACTCCTCATCGAAGAGACCGTCTGCTGCATCTTGGGCAATCTGCTTGTCCCATTCGTCAGGCGTGATGACAGTCACTGGTCCTGGCTTCTGGTCCTCACGGACATACTCCACCTTCACAGCACGTACCTGCTCAAATGGGTTGCTGCTGTAGGAGGTGCTCTGCTTGTAGAGCTTATTGCGGTTCATTTCAATCCCTCTCTATGTAGGTAGTCCCGGTAGGGACGGTTCAGTGGGTGGTCCGTGGTGTACTCAGGGTGTGGGTAGCCCCAGGCTACACGTCTCTGGTGGTGCCGCTCGACCATCATCGCCGCCTGCTGCTCCCGGCCCTTGTGGGGCCTCCGCTCGCGATACAGAAGCAGCCAGTGCTCCTTGTTCGGGGGTGACGCCCGGGGCAGCTCCGGATGCGGATAACCGAGGCGCCGGCGCTCATTTACGCGCTCCCCGGTGCGATAGAAGAGGCTCACTCCCTGCCCGATGGCTTTCCGGCGTTGCTCATCAACCTGCTTCAGCGCAGCCCGTCGGTTGGCAACTGCGGTGGGGGTGTCCTTCGCCCCGAGCTGCCGACCTGGGTAGAGGCGACGGGTCAGTGGGTCATTCAACAGGTCCGGTAGCCACGCATCCACCAGCTGCAGCTCCTGCTCCTCGACCCGCTCTCGGTCCTCGCCGGTCATGAGGACGGTGAGCTCTGGCTCCAGTCCTTGGTCGAGGAGGTCCAGTATCCACTGGTTGAGCTTGGAGATGGGGAGGTCGTGCCGCTGTTTGAAGCGGGCACTGCAGATGTGGTCCCTCAGCTTCTTACGTGGCAGGACACCAGTACTACGAATGTACTGGATGACGTTGCTGCCTGGAGCGGAGAGACAATAGACTGAGTAGTTCATGGGGACCCTCTTGCGCGCCAATGCTCTTCACCCATTAACCTGTCCATAGCGCAGAGATGGTCTTCCTCTGCCTCCTTCATAAAGTCGTTGTAGGCTTGTGACCAATAATACTTTGCGTAGCCTGGCTTAGACGGATGTGGGCGTACCCACCGTGGGTAGAGGCGCATCATCTCAGCGTGACTGTCTATTTCAAGCTGGATATCATCGCCTTGATGGTCCTCATTAGACTTGTTTCCACCTGGGGCAAACATAGGTGAGACCTGCATCTTGTATTGCTGTAGCTGTGCTGTCTTGAACCCAGATGAAAGTACCTGTAGACAGACACTTGCATCGGGACAACGGGGCGTATGCATCCAGTTTATGTCAAGGTGCTTGAGGCGTGGCCCATCTACTGCCATAAACTGCACCGTCTGTGTATTGCGCCGGATGGGCCAGGAATTGAGTGCAGGAATGCGCCAAGCTGGCGCAGGTTGAACGATGCCCATCTCAGGGTCATCGAGAGCGGTATGCAAGTCCCCAAGCATCTGCATCCATCCGGCTTCGTCAAGCGGTGCCGCTTTCACCTTCTGCTTTGCTTGTGGGTCATAGGTACGATACAGGAAACCATTGATATCATCATCGCAGTATGACCAACGTGTGTAGTTAAAGGCTTCCCAGAGATGCTGCATGACTTGACGATAACCTTTGATGTGATTAGGCAAGACATAGAGACCTACTGTTGGGTTGTGGCGCTTGTGTGCTTCCCACTCGTCTGCGTGGATAGCCAGCAGGACGTCTTTGTGACAGGCAACAGGGATATGTGCCAGTGTCTTCTGGCAATGCACACGGCGATATGTTGGGATAATGAGTTTCACCGTGCTGCCTTGGCTGCCTTCACTGCTGCCTTCAGCAGTGCCTCATTCGAGAGCACGTAGCGACCAGCTGCCAGCCTGTCATGGAGATAACTGGCCTCCAGCTCGAGCTCAGCTATCTGCTCGAGGACGGTGAGAAGACGCCGCTCCTGCTCAGCTATCTGCTCGAGGACGGTGAGAAGACGCCGCTCCTGCTCGGCGAAGTCCTTTCGTAGCTCTTCAACTTCTTGCTTGTA